GTGTTTATATGTGCATAATACACAAAAAGCCCCAAAAACGGGGCTTTTATGCATAAAATCATTTTTATTCATCCGGCATTTCCGGCAATTCTGGACGTTTCCCGTTGTACTCCAACATGATCTCCTGTGGCGTTCTTTTCCGCTCCTTGACTTCTTCCCGGGACACTCCGGGTTGGGACCAACCATAGTGATGGTTTAAAATACCAAGTATTCCTACAGGGGTAGCCTTACCAGAAACTAACTTATCACTTAAACTTTCCTCCCGTAATTTAAGGAGCGTTTTATAAATGTAGAGTGTATCAGGGGTTTGATTCCATTTATCATTCCCCCAACCGTATATAGTCATATAATCAATACCCGTTAAAAAGCTAAAACACATTATTGTAATTTCTTTATCATATTCTAAACTAATCTCTATATATATATTTAATACACTTCTAACCACTGGAATATTATATGTATTATTAGTTTCCTCTATATCATCTGAATACTTTTTAGGGTTTTTAAGTCTAGTAGTACCTTTAAAAACGTGTTTATATATATACAATAAACACCCCTTCCATACAGACTGAGATTCCTTTTTCATGTCCTCTATACCCTGTTCCTCTATATACATAGATAGATATAAGCGTATATCATTCTCATATACTTCTATGGAACGTTCTTTATTTCTGTTATCCATACTCTATATATACCTACTTTCTACAAATTTAGTGTATTTTTCCGCGCGCTTTTTGGCGTGAAAATTCACACTATAAACATTGAAAAATCGCGCTGTATCTATCATAAAAATATCATCAGATCATAAAATTGTCAACTGAATTTTAGGCAACAAAAAAACCCCGTTTCCGGGGCCTTTAAAGCTATTCAAAATATAAATCTTTTGGATCAATGCCGTTTTCTGTTGCTTGTCTTTCAATTTCTTCTCTTAAAATCTCATATGATTTTTCGTCAAATTCGCCTTCTTCAAAATCTTCAAGAACTCCATATTCTACATAAAGTTCCACAGCTCCAATTTTTGCTAACATGTAATTTACGCCGTTCGGAAACTTAAAAGGATCACGCGCAACCCCGCCGGAAAACTCAACCGGGTATTTCTCTACACATACCAAATCTTCGGCTTCGTCCATGTCAAAATCCTCTGTAAATACCGCAAAAAAATTGTACCGGTTTGCTGCATATTCCATTCTGGAATTTGGTTGATCTGAATCAACCTTAATCCTTTCAATTCTTGAAACGGTGTACTCATCGAAAAAATTCACCTTTCCCCCAACTTCAGGAAGTTTTGAAACCGCCTGAAAAACTCTATCAAATCCTCTAACTTTTACCTTGATCATAAAATACCACCTTCCCGCCCGTGTAGGGCTGTAAATTTTATTTTATTGCTACCCCCGGGGAAAATCCCGGGACGCTTGCGGCCTAAAGCCTTTTTAGAGCCGCCGCAACGGCTTTAAATCAGTTGTTCCCGCATCCATCTTCCCAACCGTCGATTGTGCACGCGTTCCCGCATCCATCTTCCCAACCGCCACTAATAGGATCAATACCAGCGTTCAGATCATCAATACAGCTTTGCATGCTCTCAATTGTATCTGGATAAACAACGCCTAAAAACTCATCGCCGTTGTAAACTTTGAAACAGTGCAAAGAATAATCAAAATCACTCTCATAAACCTCGATACCATTTTCAAAAATCCATTTTCTCATATTTCCACCTTTCCGGCGCTGCGCGCCTATACACTTTTTAGGGCTCTCCCCTTTACAAGTACAATTTTACACCATAAAACGTTAAAAGTCAAGCACTTTTTGAAATTTCTTTCAAAAGAATTTGATTTTTTCTTCATCTGTCGGAACAACCGAAATTATATCGGACGGTTGACATTTTAAAATTAGACATATAGTATTCATTGTTTTTGTTGTGATGTCCCGATTTTCCCGAATTGCCTGCAAAGTGCTTTCAGAAAGTAAATTTTCTTTACGAATACGTTTATAATCCCACCCGGCATTTCTCAAATCCTTTAAAAGCCCACTTTTGTATACAATCATATTTCCGCCTTCTTTCTTTTTTGATCTTCCAGCGTTTTTCACGCTGAATTTTAAAAATTTTAGCACCAAATTTTCAAACTGTCAACAACAAAAAACTAAAAAAGGTTTAAATTTTTCCACCAAAAAAGGTTGACAAGGCGCTGATTATGTGCTAAAATACTTATAGTTCCAAGGGGGACTATAAAAAAACCCCGGTGCACGCCGTAGGAAGCTAAAAGCACCGGGAACCAATCAAAAAAAGAAAGGTGCTTGCATTATAATGCAAGCAAAAGGAAAAATCAATGAGAAGTGAAAAAATGGTTATCGAAGTGAAAAACGCTGGAAAGTGGATTGTTGAAAATACAATCGAGAATTTGGAAGAAATTTATTCCAGTTTGTCCGCTGATCTGATTGCAAAGAAGATCAATGCGTGCACCTACATTAAGAGCATTAAGCGCGTATGTAATTATGACGGAACGCAAAATATCATCGTAAATTTTGGCAACGGCGCTAGACGCGTTTACACTGTAAAGGATTGATTTTTAAGCAACGGCGGCCGGCGCCTATTCCGGGGTTCAAATCCCCGGGTTGCTTTTCACCCTGTAGGGGTTAGAAAAATTTTATAGGAAGGTTAAAAAGGTGGAAAGATGGTATATAGTGACGTTGTAAAAAATGGTTGGATTTTACCATACAAGGTAAAATACACAATGAAGGATTTTAAAAAAATACACGGGCTACATGATGCTATTACGTCGCGTTTTATAATTATATGTAGCGTTGTATATCATTGTGAAAATGGTAAAATTTGCGATTATTCGCAAATTTTTAACAACATAAACAAATTTTTATATATGGAAGGTTGAAACAATCCTTTTAAAAATCCGAAACAAGCCCCGCGCGGGGCTTGTCATTCCGGGGGTCATGCCCCGGGCGGAACTCCCCAAAAAGGGAAAAATAAAAAAAGAGGTGGAAATTATGAAAAGACGTTTTAGAATTACAGCCGCCGACAAGGCGCATTTTGAAAGTCTGATTTCAGACTATGAAAATTCCGGCTTTATTTTATCGGTGCTTGAAGATCATTTTGCAATTCTTGAAAGTGCCGAAAGCACTATAACAATAGAATATTAGAAGGGGGTGTTTTTATGAAATTGCATAAAATCCGTGGAATTGCTTTAACCGTTTGCGCTTGTGAGCAGAAAATTGCTTACAACTACGCGTTTTCAAACGTGGATTTTTCATTTAATGACGCCGTGGAACTTGTCAAGAATGATCTGAACCGCCGGAAAGACGGCGATATGAAAAAATACGATACAGATGCAATTTTGAAAATTTTTGAAGAAAATTTCAAAAATTACAACGGTGAAATCGGTTGTAGTTATGAAAAAATCGGGGAACTGTTCCCCGTGGGGGCGTAAACGCGCCCCTTTTCCGCGTTCCGCGTTTCCGGCGGTATGCTTCAAAGCAAAACGTGGACTAAAAACGATAACAAAAAGGATCATGCCGCCCCGGCGGCCGTGTATTTGGTGATTTTATTTTTAACTTTTTGCGGGTCCTTTTTGTGAAAACGCGACTTATAGCCGCCTATCGTTTACAACTCAAGACGGGCGACGCTGTAAAATTGCGCCCGCATTTGCTGGAGCTTGTGCATCTCCAGATTAAAAACAGATTGCACACGCGCAGCGGCGCGCACACCGCCAAAAATCGCACATTGACAACCTATCAATCTTTCGTTTTTCTTGCCTTTTTACGTATACCGGATTTTTCCGGGCTTGTTTCGCGCGTCTGTTTTTCTTCCAGCGCGCCCGGCTTGATTGGATCACATTCTCTATATGCGCTAAAAGTGCACGAAAAAACCGCCGGACCGGCTCTATTTCCGGTGCAGAAATTCAGAAAAAATTTCAGAATTTCCGTGACGGTCCCGCATGGATTTTTTGGTGGAAGTCTGCATTCCGGTAGGCGAATACCCCGGGGGTATCGAAAAATTTAGTTTAACTTTTTTGAGAAAAAAATTTCAAAAATTTTTGCTGTATAAATGTGAAATTTTTACAGCATTTCCGCACAATCCGAACCAGTACCCCGGGGGGTATCAATTTTGTTACCTTGAAATTTTCTGCCGGAATTTTCGCAAGTGAAAATCAGTCCAGAAGATGCATAAATGGACTTTGATAGTTCACGCTCCAGCTTTTTCATCGTCATTTCCGGGTTAGTAATTCTCACATATTCAAGCAATCTCTGCATATCCATATCTCATGTACTCCTTAAAAATTTTATCTGTTGTATTGATTATATTTCTTGCGTATGTTGCAATATAATCGCATATAATTTCTTCGGTGTCAATGTCAAAAGTGACGTGATACTCGAAACAAAAAGCATGTGTAATCTCATGCAGCAGTACCTTGTCAAGCATTCTCCCGGTCAGATCATCTCTAACCCATATTGTCTTTTCTGCATTGTCACAAGCTCCAAGCACATACTCTCCGTCACTTCTCGTTAAATGCCTGTTTTTGGCATCTACAGCCCGCACAATCCACATTTTGCCGTTTATACGCATATTTCCTCACCGCCAATCAAAAGGGGCTTAAAAAGCCCCTAAATGGAAATCTAGCCCATTTTCTGCAAAAGCGTCTGTAATCTGGACTTCATCATTGTGCGCTCAGCATTTCCGATTGTCCCCCATACGTCCACCAGTTCATCCATTAGTGTTTTGGTAAAATGGTCGAAATTTTCCGTTGTTGTGTCTGTCCTGTACTTTTGCCGGGCTTTTTCGGTTTCGCTTATCGGCTCTGTATAATATCTCTTGCCCTGCTGTTTATCCATATCACGATACCATTCAGCAGAATGCTCCTTAAACATTTCAGGCGTCATTCTATATTCGCCCTCTTTCATTTCCTTTGCGATCAATGAATGGTACTCTGCTTCTGCAAGGTCCTTAATCATGTCCACAACCTCGCCAAGCTCTTTTGTATCAACGCATTTAAGGTCCTGTTCCAGCTCCTCACAAGCCGCCTCTGTCAAAGTTTCAATCATCTTGTGTATTCTCTCAATGTGCATATCATCACCCCCATTATACACCGCTAACTCTTGTAACTGTCAAATTTGCGTTCTTGACTAAGATAGCCTGGTCGGATGTATTTACAACGCTTATGACAGCGCAACATGGAGCACAAACCCTTACAAGATGTTCGGTTGATACGTTGTTGTAATCTCCTGTTCCCCCTGGTGTTGATGTCATTACAGCTCCGGGAATTGGCTCACCGTCAAGCGCAAGTGCAATGCTGATACTTCCGGCTGTTCCTGTTGTAGGTACGGCAATATCACCATTAAATGCGACTTCATAAATCCCTGGCTTAGCAAGCGTAACCTGTGCGCTGCCCTCTCTATGTCTCTCTGCTCCGCATCCACTCTTTAAAGCTGTTGCTGAAAACAATACAGCACCATCAACAGATAATCTCTGTGGTGCAATTCCCGTTATCTCAATCATGTTATCCTCTCTTTCTTTACCACAAAAAGGGCAAACCATTATAAGGTCTGCCCCAGCTTATCGTAACACTACCTATTCGGCAGACATATCCGTATTCATTGCGGATAAGATACTAAGTATTCTCTTTTGGTTATCCACAATCTTGTCAAGATACACTCTATCTTGCCTTTGTAATTCTCTCAGCAGATCATCATTGCTGGATTGGCTCATATCATTCTGATAGCCCAAGGTCTGTAAAATTACGGAAAAAATAGTCAATGCATCCAGAAAGTCAAGATTGTTTCCGTTTTGGCTTATCATGCGCAACCGCATCCATTACCGAAAGCGTTCATAGCTAACACCTGCGACTGATACGGGCTACAAGTGATGTAGGCCGGGCGCGGAGTAGGACTAAGAGCATTGATTAACGTTGTATTCTGCGCCTGCTGGCTCAACTGGAAGTTTGCAGTCTGCAAATTGTCTCTCAATGTCTGAATTTCATTCTGCGTAATTGTGTCGATGATACGCTGCGTGTTTGCGTTTCCAGCGTTGATAATGTCGCATGTGTTCTTTGCGTTCTCATATCTTACGCTATCAAGGTTTCTGTTGGTCTCACAGCAACAATCCTTCATCTGATACCCAAGCGTTGTAATTCCGTTTGCTACATTCGCAAAGCCGGTGCACATATCACGCTGTACGCCGTTGAAACCATTCAGCATAGTGGTGTTCTGCGCATAAAAGCCATCACATAAGCCGTTCTGTACGCCTCTTACGCTGTCAGACAGTTCCTGAAAATTCATATCCTGGCAAAGATCACCTCTTGTGAGTGCTCCCTGTACGGCATTGTTTCCACCAAAGCCACCATTACCCCAGCCACCGCCGAAAATAGCAAAGATTAAAACAACCCATATAAGCCATCCTCCATCTGTGCCGAAACCATCATTTCTGTTGTTTCCCATGACAGCAGCTACATCAGCTGGTGTCATTGCATTTTCTGAACCAAACATAGTGTTACCTCCTTAAAATTTATATACTTAATTTCGCGAAAATTAGTATCAATTTAATAAAAAATGTGTTATAATATTTATGTGTGGATAGCCCGACGGGGCGAAAGTCATTTGTCCTTATGATTTCCACACATTGATCATAAAGGACATCACACTGAAAGGACAGGTGTTATTTTTATGTCATCAATTCGTATCAATCCTTCTGAATATATCGGCTTAACATTTGAAAAGCTGACAGTTATTGGTGTTTCCAAAAGAAATCAAAACGAAAAAAGATATTATCTTGATTGCCAATGTGAATGTGGCAATATCATAAGGCTTCTTCCATACCAGATAAAAAAACATCAAGTAAAAAGTTGCGGTTGTTTAAGAACACAAGCAGCAAAAAATGCAAGAAGTTACATAGCAAACCATTTTGAAAATGATCGATCAAAGCATCCTCTTTATTGGATTTGGTATCAAATGATCAATCGTTGTGAAAATCAAAATTCAAAATATTATAATCGTTACGGTGGCCGAGGCATTTCAGTATGTGAAGAATGGCATGATTTTAACAATTTTGTACTATGGTCGGATTCTGTTAATGGTAGACCTAGAGGCTATTCATTAGACCGTATAAACAATGACGGAAATTATGAACCTAACAATTGCCGTTGGACAACCAATTTTCAGCAAGGTATAAATAAATCGTCAAATATACTTGTTGAGTATAAAGGACAAACAAAAACACTTATGGAATGGTCTTTAATAACAGGAATTAGGTGGACCACTTTGTATCATCGTTTTACGCGCGGTTGGGATGTTGATAAAATGCTTTCTACACCACCAAAAATAAATCGAACACCAAAATTTGACAAGAAAATATCTCAATTCGATTTATACGGCAACAAAATCAAAACATACAATGTTGATGATGAAGTACCAATCAACTGCATAAAAAGTGAAATAGTCGCTTGCTGTAATGGTAATAGTAAAACTTATAGAAACTATATTTGGAAATATGAGGGTGAGTGATCACCCTTTTATTTTATTCCAAACTGATTTCTTAATTGCTGTATTGCCTGATCTGGGTCTATCCCCTTTTCTTTGCATAAATTTCTTGCTAATTTTTCAATCCCATTTTTATCTCCAGTTTTAGCCATATCAACAGTATTTTTTAATACTGGATTTCCTTGTATTTGAGGATTGTTTATCATGCTGTACAAAAATGCCTGCGGATTTCTAACAGCATTCATAATCTGCATTGGGTTCATCATTCTGTATCACCATCCTTTTTAGCCTTTATAGAGGTTGTTTTAGCTCCGAATGACTTTTCAATCTTGTCCAGTCTTGCCATCACTTCGTCAAGTTTTCCCATAATGCCCTCTGTAGCGCTCTCAGATAGCCCTATTTCGGCTTTTGAGACTTCACTCGATGAAATACCAGCCTGTTGTGCATTAGGCGCTAAAACGGGCTTATACGATGTTGTCTTGATTGTTCCATCCGCGTTCCATATCCGGTGCTGGATTTCATCACCGCTTTTCTTGAAGAACACGGCTCCTACATTGTCCATCGGAACGTCATTCGCTGTAATACTGGAAAAATCATCAACAATGCGTCCGTTCAATGTTCCCGACATTTGTGTCGGAGACATGCCCGGCTGCGCATACTGCGGATACTGCTGTTCAAGCTGTGCCAATCGCTGTTGGGCGTTCATCATAGGGTTATAAGGTTGTTGATACATTGGCATCGGGCTGTAATACGGACTGTATGCTTGCATAGGGATTTTCCTCCTCTATTTCCTCTATAATTTCTGAAAATACGTTTACTGCTGTTGATTGACAGCCTATTGGTATCTTCTGCATATCCGGATGGCTGAAAATCCTCTCCAAGAAATCATCTGTAAACATTTTCATCACTTCCTTTTTCTTAATTTTGGCATAAAAAAAGACGGCATAACCGTCACCAATGAATACAAAAATAGTAATATTTTAAGAAAATAGAATAATCTCTAGTCTTTTCAAGCAAGCCTTTTCTCGGCAATCTCTAGCTGTCGGGATTGTAAGCGACTGCCGAGAACCATAGTAAATTAAACTGATGTGAAAAATATTTCCACATCATCACCTCTAATTATAACTTTTTCAATACATTCTTTCAATATCTTGTTCTTTTGCTTATTGTCAAGCTCGTTCCATATCTCTGCACTGCTCTTCATTGTCTCCATCTTCTCGAAAGACTTTTCATTTTCGCTCGACTGCTCAATTTTAAGTTGCTCCCTTAAGACTTTCAGCCGGCTTTCTTCTGCCTGTATAAGCTCTAGCAGACTTTCACTCTGATTATCAACATACAGCGTATAAAACTTCTTGACCTTAGCAGATACCTTTTTGATTTCAGCCTCAATGGCTCTGAAATCTGTCTCTTTCTTTTCGGGTTCATCATACTTCAATACGAAATTCAGGAATTGACTTTCAACTTCGTTTTCAATTTCATGGGCTTTCGGTTTGATGTTATTGCAATTCTCGTCACGTTTCATGTATTCTTTCCCGGCATGGTCCTGTGAATAGCACATCAATTTGTGGTAGGACCCCCACTTAATATAACGCATTCTGGCACCGCATACACCGCACCAGCATAGACCTGTGAGCATATTGTCATTGCTAACATATGAATGCGTATGACGCTTTTGCGCACATTCCTGTACCATGTTGTAAAGTTCTATGGTTATGATTGGCTCATGTCTGCCTTTATACACATTCCCGCCGAATTCAATCATGCCTAAGTATGCTTTATGCGTCAATACCTGCCTCACGGACCTCTCGCACGCAAACCCCAAAATCTTTGAGATTTTTTCACACGAATATCCGTCAAGATACAGCTCATATGCTCTTTTGACCTTTTCGGCATCATCATTTGGATGCAGAATTCCGTCATTCCGGTCATAATTGTATCCAATAGGTATTGTGGCGCCACCCATCCAATAGCCCTTTTTTACTCGCTCCAGTTTCCCGGCCTTTGTGCGCATGAGAATAACTTCACGCTCATACTGCCCCATGATTGCGTTTACGCCAATCATTACCTTGTCCATTGGATTGTCAAAGCGCAAATCCTCCGTGACGGATTCAACATGCACTCCGTATTGCGGCAATGTCCGATACAGAAGCGTCAATGTATCAATCACATTACGGCTCATTCGGTCAAGCTTATAAATATAGACTGTTCCTATTTCTCCGTATTCCGCATCATGCAGAAGTGAAGTAATGTCCGGGCGCTCCATCTTCGCACCACTATAACCACCATCTATATACCACTTTTCAATTTTCACCCCTTTTCTATCGCAGTATTCGGTGATCTTTGTTCTTTGCAAGTCAAGCCCATACTTCTCAACTTGCGTCTCTGATGATACCCTTAAATATGCAACATTCTTTTTCATGTCTTTCCTCCATTTGGCAAGAGAAAAGGCTAGAAATTATTCTAGCCTAATTCTAAACTATTTACTTTTTCTTGTCAACTTTCCGACCATGATCTTTTTTGCCTGATCAATATGCACCTCATAGTCCTGCATTTCTTCTTTGCTGACCTTCTTTCCGTTGATATATACTGTTGTCAATGTATCCATCTCCCTTATAAAGTCCTTGATTTTTGCGCATAAGACACATTTGCGCTTTGTTACTGTTGATGTAGATACACCCAGCTTATCCGCAATCTGAATGTCACTACATCTTTTGCTTGTCATATCGAATAATATGCTTTCTTCCTCCGAAAAATTACAATTTTCCTTCAAGAAGTCGAGTTCCGGCCTGCTCAGTCTGTACAATTTGTTCATGGGCATGGCCTCCGTTATTATTTTGATACTTTAATGCTAAGATTTTACCGCCTTTTGCTCCCTGCATCACCAGTTTCCCGTGACAGCATGTGCAGATTTTCCACTTGATATTGTCAAGCGGTTCTCCACACTGATAGCATAATCCGTTCTGTTTTCTATATTCCCTCGTTCCGATTGTCTCGGAATGTTTCTTTTCCCTGATTGACCTTGCGTATCTTCTGCAATACATCAAACATTCATTGCAACGTCTCTTTCCGGGTGCTGCCTCTCGTTTCCCGCACTGGATGCAGATTCCGGAATTTTCACGTTGTTCTCTAAGTGCCTTTGCTGCCTCCCTCTGGTGCTCTAGGTTGCTGGTCCTTTTATTTGCGTCAAATGTTTTCTTGCGTTTTGAATGTTCAAGCGAACACTTCTCACACATTTTTTGTCCGTCAATGTATAGCTGGTTCTTGTGGCATCTTGGACAAATCCCAAGATCAAGATAGAGCCGCTTGCTAAGTTTGTATTCCTCATTCTTTTTAGCTTTACAGCTCATGCAGTATGCCCCGGTTGTGTCCATAACTGCATTACACTTAACGCATCTTCCAGCATTTTTTCTTTCGTGATATTTGTTTTTGCTTTGAGTATTATGTTTCTCTATACACTTAGAACACATAACTCCTTCCCTGTCTAACTCTTTACCGCAATATCGACAGGTTGTTGCTGTTTTATATCTGATATACACCCAAATACCCCCTTGACCTAATAAATTCATTCTACAATGCCCTTATTTTGCCCTCAGAGTACCTTATTTTCGATTTTTAGTATTTTGATGATAATTTCCTTACTGAAATTATAAAGCGTCTAAAACAGCCTTGAAATGGGTTGTACGGCTATTCTGATTTTTTGCTATCTTCCAGCGCGATCTTATCATGCCCATCAATATCCAATGATCTGATTGTTTGTAATATCTTAGGTGGCAATTTCGCATCTTCATGTGCCCTGTTCACCACCGCCCTATAAGTACGGATAAAATTAGACTGTATAACATTCTCAACGCTTTCGATATTGGTTTGTGACCAGTTTCTAAGCTGTGAAGCGTTACCAACAGCCTTTTGAACAATCTCCGGCAGTTTCTTGAATTCTTCCTCAGCTCCGTAATAGCCATTCCTTAACGCTCTACTTACAAGCCCCCAGGCTTCCATTTCTGTAGGCTCACTTGCCATTGTAACAAGCCTGTACTGTTCACGTATGTCCGCAACAAGAGGAGGATACTTGCAAGATACAATGTATTTCTGCACCGCCATAGCGCACGTCTTATAATCCAAGTCCTTTAGCATCTCATACCATACGTTAAATGCGTACTGGTCCGGAATGAATGTCGGCGCTGTATAAACGGCTTTCATAGCCTTAACTAAAATCCCAAATTCATCACTGGTCATTGCAATTCCTCACCCAATCGTCAACAATGTCAACACGATTTCGGATTGTGTCTATATATGCGTTTCCTGTCTGCTTATCCTCAATTATGTTTTGGTTTAGATAGCCCTCAAACTTGTTTCCAAAAAGCGTCTCCGGTCTAAGATACTTCTCTTGTGAAGTACCCAGCCACTCTTTGGCTTTCTTGTCGATAACAGTATAAAAATCATCTTCTGTATATCCATCTTTAATTCTTGCTTTAATACGTATTTGTGTACTAGATGTATTGTATCTATATCTTGTATTGCATTTAGTATTCAAGTAATCTATAACTTTTTTAATTATATCTAAGTTATTCTCTTTATTCTTTTTATCTAAATCAGATTCAGAAACAGAATCAGATATAGATATAGAAACAGAATCAGATACAGATACAGCTACAGATGTATCCATAGGGTATCTATACCCTATGGATAGGGTATCTGTTTTGTACCTTTCAATCAGTTCTAAGACGTATTTTCTAAAGCTATCGTCTTTAATGTGCGCGGCTACTTTTGAAGTTCCGGAAAGCATTTTGTCTGATCTGCTCCAGTTGTATTTGTGCCAATTCAAGATCAATACTTCCTTTGTATTTGCGTTGTACTTTATGATCTTATGCACATACTCAAAACGATTGAAAAGACGATTGATTGTATCCTTGTTGTAGCCTGTCTGATTTACCATTTGGCTATAACTCACCTCGTAGCATCCGCAAATATTTGTTTGCGGATTAGTCAAAAGGTATAAATAGAAATACTTATCCTCTGGTGTAAATTCATCATATACCTTGTTGTCCGTCCAGAAGGAAAGCTGTATATTTCGGTATACTGCCATTTCTGCCTCCTACCAGCTCATATATAAGCAATTCAATGGAATTTCCTCAGACTGTTCATAGATGCAGTCACGCAAACTTTCCAACACTCTTATTGCACCGTCTAGCGTTCCCCAGCCGTTCTCCGGCTCATACTGATAATATTTCGAACGGTTCGTGCGCAATTCATTTATTCCGCGCTGAACCTTTTCGATGACAAAATCACACTTATAAATGCAATCATGCCATTCTCCGTTTTCGTCTTTCTCGCCTTGCGAATAATCCCAGTCCATACACTTACGGAACATCTCTCCAAGATTATATGTTGGAGTATCATATTCCGGTGTCGCGATTGTAGGATATGCTTCACATCCTTCTGCTTTTACACGGATTTTAAGATCATAGCTCATTTTTTATCACCTCCAATCAATCATCGTATTCATATTCTTTCGTCCGCCTGTTATAATGGCTATTCGCCTTGCACCGATAATCATAACTGCCATCACTTTTTCGCAAAGGACATTCTTTACAATGCACTTTTCCATTATCATCATAAGCACTGTATTTATCACATATAGCTTGTTCACGTTTGCTTGTTATCATTCCAACACCTCGTAATTCATCACAACGGTAATAATCCTAATTTGCTCATTCTCCTTTCAACAATTCCTTAAATTTCTCAAATTGTTTCTGCGATACCTTGTTGTTTGCCTTTTCCGGCTTTAAAGACACAATCAAGTGCTTGTCAATGATGCTTGAAAGCTCCCTAGCAAGGTTTTTTCTGCCCTGGTCTATGCCGTCTCGGTATCCTTTGCTTGTCTTTTGTTCTCCGATCTGACCGTTTGAACGATTTTCGCCTTGTCCTCCCAAACTGACATTTCGGAGTTGAAAACCTGCGTCCGCATACTTTTTGATGTAGAATTTCTCTTTTTCGTCAAGCTGCTCCTTTGGAAAATTCAGAAATTCCAAATGCCAACCATAAGGATTTTTCTCAATGTCATACAGACCATGCTTGTGAATTGATAAATCAATATGCTGCTGATATCCTGTCAAGTGTCCGCAACAACGCTGAATGACGTTTACTGCCTGTCCGATATATGCGAATTTAAATCCGTTTTCATCTGTTCTCAGGAAGAAATAGATACCGCTCTTATCGTTAAGTTCCGGATTCAGCTTTAATAATCGTTCACGGTTCTTCTTCTCGATAGCGTAAATCTGTCTATAATTAGGTTTGCCCATCTACGCCTCCTCTCTATCCTGTCTCTTATGCACAGTATTTCTAACTTTTGCCATCCCATTAGTTCCTCCAACAATATAGGCTATTTCTGCATTATTTTCCTCTAACTGCGTTCGTGCACCCATGTCATTACAGATATCACACTTAATGACAATAATTTCATTTGCAGTAATTCTTTTTAAAATCTCGTTAATCTTATTTTTTGTTAGAATTTTAATTTATACCACATCCTTTACATATCTTCTAAAGTTTTCTTCCGCAAATCGGGCAAAACTTAATATTGATAAACGCTGCACGCCCAAACCTGTCGAATACCATCAATGCAGGACTTTCGCTTTCGTGTAAAAATATTTGACAGGCTTTCATATCTGCTTGAACTGCCGTCTTTTTAAGTGGTATTTCTTTGCATATAAAGTCATAATCATTTTTGAATTTTTCTACGTTGCAAAATTTACATCTTTCTTTTTTTAGAAGCGCATCAAATTTATTCTTCGTTATTGTGTCCATCAACCAATCCTTTCTTCACAATGCCTAAACAAGTATTCACAGCATCACATTTTCCATTATAATAATTTCTCAATGAACCAAAAGAATTTAAACGGTTCTTTTCTGCTTTATCTTCACAACATTCTAATTCCGCAATAACCTTGTCCACATCATAGGCTGTGGGCTGTTCATCAATATCTAACATAAAGTCTTTTGTTAATTGACAAGCAAGGGTTCTACCTTTTTCCGTCTTAAAGTAGCCCTTCATTTCCTCATAGCTCTCGCTAATGTATTTTTTGAATTTATCCGCATCAATCAGTCTTCCCATATTCTTCCTCCTTCCAATCAATTTTCTGCCCACAGTTAGATCAGTAATTAGGATACTCATCTTCTGCGGTTAAAATTACGCCTAAACACTCAGGGCATACGCTAACACGTACCCTAAGCTTTTTACCAGAAATCACCTTAACCACACTATGATGATGTTTGATCGGAACCTGTTTTTTTAATGCATCAATCGCCAATTCATAAGAATTAAGCTGCGATTGCGAATAACTGCTAAAAAGTGGTCGTTTTTTCCAGTAAAAGCATCATATATAAGAATGCGCTTAGAAAATTCAAAAATACTTTAGTGCTTCCTGTACTGTCATATACAACCTCCGCAACTTCCAATTCTAAAATCTTGTGATTGAATTGCATCAAAAATTTCCATTTGCAATAATTTATCTGTGGTGATTTTATTAAGCCATTCTTTGTTTTCCTTAATCCAATCATCACGATCTAAACCATCGTTGTAATATTCAAATTCTTCCATGTAGTATTCGTTGAAATGCCAAGCTTGATAAACCCCATAAGTGTTCATGCTATTACAAATAAGTCTATCTGGAATTTTGTCACTAACATCTTTCCCATTAACAATGATCTTCCATCTTCCAGCACATAAGTTTGGATACGCGCCACTCCATTCAGCTACTACCATACTCTATACCTCCATTTCATATTCCTATTCCTTTCAATCTCCTACATATATTTCATCATCCTGCGGAAACTGGAACACGAAACGCACTCCATAATGCACTTCTCCGCAATGCTTGTGCTCCTCTGAATGCTGGTAGCACGCTCTTAACAATTCCATAGCCTTAATAGCCTTTTCTTCCGTTGAATACTCAGCAAGAGTGAACGGATTATATCTATCATTATGATTGTATACTATAATTTGCTTTTTGCTATTATATCCTATGCTTATGTAAACCAGCTCATAAGGAACATCACACGTTCCATCTTGACTAATCACTCTCATTCTTTTTCACCTCACTTTCATCTATTAAATATTGTCTTATAAACCTACTTGCGTATTGTCGGTGCATAAGACTTCTCTCTGTCTTTCGACTTGTTGTATCTGTGCCTGTTACACGAGCAATCGTTTTTGTTTCTACATACTCTAAAGGCTCAAATACAAGGTTGTATTTTGGCTTGCAGTTAATAAACCAATACTGTGTCGGTTTCTTGTAATAGTCGCCATTTTGCGTCCTATCCTTGTCTATTATCGTAGGTTTCAAGCACCAATATGTTGTCAGATAATGTGGCTGCGTATATGGATTTTCAATAACCATTTTTAATCCTTTTCGTTTTGCCACTACAACCATTTTGCAAAGCAACACATAAAGTTCTGTTAATTCGCCTTGCAACTGAATTGAATATTCC